TTAATTTAAATAAATATAATAATATATATAATAATAATTATTTTATAAAATATTATAATAATATAAGAAATGCAGAAGAGAATAATATATTCCCAGAGTCCGATAAAATTAAAATAACAGAAAATGCAAAAAACTTAGAAAAAACATTTGACATCTCTAGAGCAATCGGTTATGTTAATGAACAGTACAGATCAGTTTATAAAAACAAACCAGGTGGACTAAATGATATTCTCAAAAGAATTGAGAATAAAGAAAAAACCAAAAACGAGGAAAAAATTAAACAACAAAGTACTGGCATGCCAAGCGGAACCCCAGGTGGCAGTGGAGGTTCTTCTGGTTATTAAAACGGAGGACAAATGATATTTCAAATTTTAGATGATAAACGAGATTGCTTAGGATTATTTTCAGGAGGTAAGTTTTATTATGGACACATTAAAAGAAGTTTTGAAAAAACATGGGATTGGTCGCCTCACCTATCTGATGATGATTACGAATACGCTCGGATTTGGAGTGGAGGTAAGACACTTGAAGAGGCTTGTCCCGAACATCTCGTTGACCGCTACAACGTTCACAAGAAGAGAGTTAGAAACTTCATTAAGGCTGCTGCCTTAGCAAAAATAAACTTAGATGATGTCTGCTTATTTGACGTAATCCCAGAACAGGCCTTGGTGCATTGGTGTCAAATTAAAAATGAAATCTGCGAGTATGTTTTTGAGAACAACACTAAACCATCAAATCATAAATTCATGATCGATCTCAGCAAGTTGTCTTATGAAATTTCACAAAAACCTGTAGTTTTGGACCAAGAAAGACTATTTAATTACCAGAAGACAGATCATAAGGCTAGATCTCTTTGGAAAAGTTTTGGTGGAAAAACTTCCCACATTTCCTATGAAATTTATGGCTCTGTGACTGGTCGTCTAACTACAAAATCTAACTCATTTCCAATCTTAAATCTTAAGAAGGATATTGCTGATATTGTTGTACCAACGAATGATGCATTCATTCAATTTGATTTCAATGGAGCAGAGGTAAGAACACTCTTGTCTTTATCCGGTGAACCCCAACCTAAGGAAGATATACATGAATTTAACGCAAAAATACTTAAATGTACTCGTGAAAAAGCCAAGAAGAAATTCTTTGCTTGGTTCTATAATCCCAACAAAAAGAATCTAGAATTGGCTAAATTCTATAAGCGAGAAACAGTTTTGAAAAAATACTATTCAGATGGTGTTATTCATACTCCATTTGGAAGAAAAATTGAGGCAGATGATTTTCATTCATTTAATTATCTGCTTCAGTCTACTTCCTCTGACAATTGCATTCAGCAAGCAATCAAGATAAGCAAATTCCTAAATGGCAGAAAATCTTTTGTTCATTCTGTTGTGCACGATTCAATAACTATTGATTTTCACAAACATGATAGAGATCTAATTACTCAGATAAGACAAATTTTTGAAGATACGAGATTGGGGCAATTTAAAAGTTCTATGCACATTGGGAAAAATTACAAAGACATGGAGGCAGTATGAAAGTTTTGATAGGATTAGGAAACGCTGGTTGTGCAATTGTTAATAAGTTTTCTGATAATTATAAAAAATTCACCATAGATGCTGGTTCGGAACTCCCAGAGTTCAACTCACCAGAACACTACGAACAAAAATTGACAAACTACAAGCATTTGCTGGATTTTGACGAAGATGAATGTTATTTCTTTGTTTGTGGAGCAGGTAAAGTCTCTGCCGCATCGCTGAGACTTTTAGAACTAATACAAGATAAAAAGATAAATCTTGTATACATTTACCCAGAAGAAGTCATGCTTTCGACTAGTCAAAGAAAACTAAATAAAGTTGCTTTTAATGTTTTTCAGCAATACGCAAGATCTGGTCTTATCCACTCCATGTATCTCATGTGTAATGAAACCATCTCAGATTTTTTGCCATCTCTTTCTATCGATAATTTTTACGATGGCCTTAATGATGCGATTGTAAATGTTTTTGAGAATGTTATCTTTTATCTAGATCAAGATCCAATTATGGGATCTCATCATGAGCCAAAACAAATTTCTCGTATTAGAACTGTTTCTTATGGGGACTTTAAAGAAAAAGAAAAAAAGTTATACTTTCCACTTGACAACATGACCGAGACATGCTATATTAACATTGTAAGCGATGAGGACATGAAACAAAATAAAGACATTTTGAATTTCTTTAAAGAAAAAGTTTCAAAAGATAGAGAAAATAATCTTCTCTCTTCTTTTGTTGTTTTTAATTCAGACTATGAAAAGTCTTTTTATTACGCAATTCATTTTACTCACTATTTGCAAACAAAATAAAAAAAATATTTGACAAGTTCTTTAAACATGTTATATTATAAAGGTAAGCAAAAAGGAGACATAATGCTAACGATTTTAATGTTGCTCTTTGCCTGTGGCGAAGAAAAAACTGACGATTCTGCTGTTCCTGCTGAGGAACAAGAAGAAACAGTTGAAGATAGCGCTGCTGCTGAAGAATAAAAAAAATAAAAAAAATACTTGACAAATTTTGAAAATATGTTATATTATATAAGTAATTGAGAAGTGAAACTCCAAAAAACATTCACACTGAGGTTACTGACTTGATCCGGTGAAAAAGTCAAAAAACTAGACATTTCAAATTTATAAGGAGGAAATATGTCAAAATCTGTAACTATCTATAATGGAACTTTCCGTAAACTTAATGGCCAAAGCCGAACAATGCGATTCATCCGTCGCCAAGACCTTCCAAGTTCAATGGTAAATGAAAGTGTAATTAGCACACTTGAAGGAAAAACAGGTAATGAAGTCGTCTATGATGTTGATAAGCGTGGTTTCCGCCAATTTAATTGGAACACCACCGAAGGTCAAGTGACTGAGACATCAACTACATTCAACTTCTAGTGGGTTCGGTTTTTGAGTAGGGGTTTTCCGATAGATAAAAAAACCCCTTCGTTTGGATAATCTTTGAAAGATTAGCGGTTTTGGGAAGTTTCCGTGTAAAAAACTTCTCCCTTTTTTTAAACCGGAAGCACGATCAAAACTCTGCTTACCTTAGTCTGTGAAGACAAAAAACATCGCCTAACTAATGGAGAAAACAACATGGCACTTAATATTGAACTAATGAGACAAAAACTCAACAACTCACAAAACAAAAACGCTGGTAAATCAACCGACACAAAATGGCGCCCACAAGAAGGAGATCAGACAATTCGTATCCTTCCAACCAAAGATGGCGACCCGTTCAAGGAATTTCACTTTCATTACAATGTAGGTAAAAATCCTGGTATCTTGTGTCCTAAGAAGAACTATGGTGAACACTGTCCTATTTGTGACTTTGCTTCCCAACTATGGCGAGAAGGAGTTGATACAAACTCCGATCAAACCAAAAATGCTGCGAAGAAACTCTTTGCTCGTAAGCGTTACTATTCCCCTATTATTGTCCGAGGTCAAGAGACCGAAGGTGTAAAAGTTTGGGCTTATGGTAAGATGGCTTATGAAACACTGCTCGGTTATGTTTTGGATCCTGATTATGGAGACATTACAGCCAAAGATAGCGGAACTGACTTGGTTCTATCCTACACAGTTCCCGGAACTCCCGGGTCTTTCCCAAAGACCCAACTTAAGCCTCGTCGCCGACCCTCCGTACTGTGCGATGATGCGATTGCTGACTGCGAAGCATTAATTGATAGTGTGCCCGACATTGAAGCACAATTTAATAGACTGTCATCAGAAGAAATACAGGCTCTGTTGGACGACTATCTGTCTACTGATTCCTCCTCCGAAATGTCCTCCTCAGAAACTACCAAATACGGTAGTGCGGTAGACAAAAAACTTAATGATTTTCTGAGTTAGTAATTAAGTCTTGGGGCTGACTTTAAAAAGCCCCATTTTTTATAGGAGAACAAAATGGCAACTGCTGGAAAAATCAACCTCAAAGAAATGCAAAAAATGATCAACAAGAAAACTGGTCTGAAGGTTGCTCACAACTTAAACGAAAATAACCCTACCATTGTAAAACAATGGATACCCACAGGATCTCGATGGCTTGATTCTATTATTTGTAGAGGAAAGTATGGTGGAATTCCTGTTGGAAAGATTACCGAGATTGCTGGACTATCTGGTGCTGGTAAGTCATTCATGGCTGCACAAATAGCTGGCAATGCTCAAAAGATGGGGATGTTCCCTGTCTACTTCGATGCAGAATCTGCAATTGACCCAATGTTCC